CGTACACTCCCTCGCCCCCGGTCATTGCTCCACCGTATTCATCATCTCCAATTCCCATATCATCATCACTGAATGGAAGCGGTAAAGATTCGTCCTCTGGCGGCATAGCTGCCGTTGCCTTTGCTGGGTCTGGCTTTGGTGCTGGCGGCTGTCTCTTTCTTCTTTTCTTCGGTGCAAACTCCGATTCAGGAACGCCGCCTTGAATCAATATCTGCTGGATTGTGTCTTTATCGCAGCCGTTTAAGTCTGCCAGAATCTGAACCATGCCTTTTTTATCATCTGAACGGTTGTATTTCCCTAAAATATCTGTATCTGTCATCTGCATTTGCATTTCCTCCTAATCTTCAAAGATATAAAATTGTGAGCCTTGCATTGTATACCCGAAGCAAAGGTTTCCGTCGTCGCAAATCAAAGCAAGCTCCAACTGTGACAATTCGGTATTATTTTTGATGACGCTGTAAGTTGAGTGATTATATCCCGGTGTTCTATCCAGAACAATGTCGTAATCATCCGGATTCTCCACCTTATATCTTGAAATCTTGTACTTTTCGCAAAGTTCCTTGTAGATTTCACGATTGCAGTGAGCTTTTTCTGATTCGTTTTCCTTGAACGCCCAAGACGAATATATTTTCTTTTCTATTGCCACAGCTATCCCTCCTTTGCTCCGCTATCCTCCTCATACACATTCAGAAGATAGTCCAATGTCTTTCCAGTAGGTGTACGCTTTCGCTTGTCTGGTCCTACGGTGTAGCCGTTCTTAATCAGGATTGATGATACCGTCAGCCGGTCTTCCACTCCCTGAATGACAAGCTCTGCTACTTTCTTAAATCCCATGTGTTTTCCTCCTTGCCTGTCAGCCCTCTAAGAGCCTCTTTGTTTCGTTGAATCTCTCTTTCGCCTGATTGATACGCCATGATGTACCATTTACCATTACCGGGTGGCACATCTCGAAAATCCTGTCGTAGATTCTCTGGTATCTGATGTCCTGCGTCATCTGCATATCCTGTAAATTCAGGTTTGTTGTCAGAATCAGGGGCTTTCCTGTCCGGTACCGGCTGTCAATCACATTGTAGACTTTCTCCAGTGCGTAATCGGTGTTGCGCTCCGTTCCTAAATCGTCAATGATAAGCAGCCTTGCCGCACATAACCGGTTTACAAACTCTGTCTCGTTTTCGGTGTTGTCCTGAATGACCTGCAAGACTTTGACAAATGATGTCATTACTACCGGTATTTTTCGGTTCAGAAGCTCGTTTGCTATGCAAGCTGCCGCATAGCTTTTTCCGGTTCCAACCGTTCCCCAGAACAGAAGCCCTCTGTTGCTCTTATAAAATGTTTCAAAGTTATCCACATAGTTCTTGACGATTGTGTATAACTTCTGGTTGTCCTCTTTTTGTGTGAATGTCTTTAGGGTTGCTGATTTCAGCTTTGCGTCCATGAGGCTTGCGACTTTCAATCTCTCAATGCGTCGCATTTCCTCCTCATAGTCTTTCTGCTTCTGAATACGCTCTCTCTCCTCTGATTCACACTTGCATATACAGCGAACCGTTACGCATTCCCCGGCAAGCTGTATTTTTTTTTCTTTGTTCGTATGGCACTTGCCACAGACAAGAACACCGTCTTTGTAATAGTCCTCTGCGTTCTTATCTGCCTTTGCCGCTGTTGCTGCTTTGATAACTGCCTTTGTGATGTTTGAATCCATGCTTACACCGCCTTTGCTTTATGATGACGGCAAGCCGTCGATACCGTTATACTGTGCCGGTGCTGTCGCTGTATCTCTTGCCTTTGGAAGATAATCAAGGAACGGTGTGCTGTCGCTAAGAAATGTCTTTGCGTGCTTGATGTACTTAATCTCGGTATGCTCTGTCGCACATCTTCTGGCGTAGTTCTCTGCCGCCATGATAAGCTCCTGTTCTGTATAACCGTCATTCAATCTTGCCTTGTACTTCTTGTACGCCTCGCCTTTGCCCTCTTTTCGTGGGTACACACTCCAGAACGCTTCAAAGTTTTCCGTATAATCAAGTTTGCCTCGCTTCGGCTTTTCAGGCTTTGATACTTCTACCAGCTCCGGCTCTTTTACTGGTTCAGGCTTTGGAGTAGGGTTTGCACTTGCCCTAGCAATCGCTCTCTCATTCTTTTTTCGTAATCTATCTCGCTCTCTGCGTTCTTTGAATGTATAAAGCGGTTCCTGCCATTCTTCCCAATCGTGTATGTATAGAGTGTCATCCACAAGCTCCAGCCAATTACATTCGATTAGCGACTTTACTATGTCGTCAGCTTCTATTTCTTTGCTCTTTCCGATATTCAGGATTTCTGCCAAATCATCTTGATTTGCTCCTATAATTCGTCCGTCTTTGTCTGCATTGTTTATACACCACAGCCACAGCCTTATGAGTATGCCTATGGATTCGTTTTGTGAACACCCAAGACTTTTAGACAGTTCTCTTAATTTTCCTCCTATGATGTCCTCATGAACACTTATCCATGCCATAATCACTACCACCGCCTTTCGTGCTGCGTGTTCACTTCTATACATCTTTCAGCAGGTCTAAGATACCGATAGGACCGGTAAGCACTTTTGTGTTCCTGCAATAATCACAAAGACCGCACCTGTGCGGCTGTTCCTCTCCGTTCTTTACTCGGAGAACTCTCGGCATATTTGCCTCTACAATGCTTAATGCGTCACGCAGGAAGTTGTCTGCCACATGAATGACCTCAATATTTGTTTCATCTTCCTTTGTTGCCGCTGCAATGTAAAACGGTAGCTTTTTGCCTGTGTTCTGTCTCACGATTTCCTGATACACCGCACCCTGAATGTCGTAGCCCCAGTAGCGGATAAAATCTACTGGTCCTAAATCTCTTACCCATTCGTGCTTTGTGATTGAAGCCATTACTTTCAAATCCACAATGACGGTGTTCGGAATGTAACTATCCATTTTGATTTTCCACTTGCTTCCAAAAAGTTCTCCAGTCATAATGACCTGCTTTTCTCCGCTCATGCACTTCATAAAGAATGGGTCACGCTCGATTCTTTCAATGATTCTGTTTGCTTTCTGGTAATCAGCTTTCAGCGTTCCTTTCTGTGTGAATAGCTCCGGTGTACGCTTCTTGAAATCATCAAGCGTTCCCTCAAAGTAAGAATCCACATAACTTCCAACCATAAGTGCGGTTGTTTTCTTCATTTCCCATTCTCCACGAAGTTCAGCCATTGCCTCTGCCTCGCAAGCCAGTTTTCCGTCCGTTCCTGCAAACGACTTAAATTGTGACACTGACATATATTCCGCATTGGCTTCTGGACTATAATAATTTTCAGCCGTCAACTCCATTTGCCACTACCTCCTATGCTTCCTCTAATCCCATTTCTTCAATGATTGCAGCGTCCTTGTCCTCTGGTTCTACCTCTTTGAACTCTGTGTCAAATACGTTTACTGTGTCATCAGCAACCGGTTCATTTGCCTTTTCCTTGTCAAAATCTCCAGCGTCCTCATATGCTAATCTCTGCTGTGAATTGAAATCAAGGTCAATGAGCTTGCATAATCTACGGAGTACCGTCTTTTTATACATTTCTCCCGGTGTCGCCGCCCAAGCCTTACTATTCTTTGCTTTAGAGAAATTGTTTCTGACCTCCTCTATCTCCTTAACACTCATTGTGTCGTACATCATGCTTCCGTCCTTAAAGAGAACGACTGCGAATGTACCAATAATCACTTCATCAGAGAACGGAACAGGTCTGAAATTGACTGACTGCTTACCGCTTTCGATAATCTCCTCAAAGAAATCTCCCTTGCGTACATTCTTTGCGTAGATGTCTTTAATCGGATTTCTGGAGTATGTCTTAGCCAGCTTGATTTCTCCCTTGTAGTCTGTCTGGAAATTGACTTCTCCAGAATAAGGGATTGCATAACACTCTCCGTTGAAGAAATCCAGTCCAAGATACGCACCTTTCGCAAGTGCCAGATAAACGGATTCCGGTGTGATATTGTTGTAGTTGCTCAAATTGCTTTTAATGAGCGAAATACAGTTCAGAACAAATCTGGACTGATTGAAGTTCTCCGGTAAAGCCTTTGCGTTCAGGTTAAGCTCATTCTCTAGTCCGCCTTTGACTTCTGCCAGATATTCTTTTGTTGTAATCTGTTTTCTTTCTGCCATTGTTAATCCTCTCTTTCTGCCGTTGTCAGGCTCTCGCCTATCAACTCTAGCCACTGGTCTATTGAAAAATCCTCCAGACAGTCCTTGCATACGCAACCGTCTGTTGTGTTCAGGTACTCGTCGCCCTCGTAGATTCCCTCGTCGCACAAGCAGCACATTTCAACAGGTTTTGGCTCCGGTGCATTGGGACATCTTGGGTGGCATGGGGTTTGTCTGCATATTTCACACATTCGCTCCAGCCCCCTTTGCTCTCATGTGTTCCATTCCTAGTGCATTTACCGCACATCTGAAACAGTAATTTTTCAGTTCGTCCGGTAATAACAACAAAATGTATTCCGGAGGTGCCTGTACCAGTTCCATTTTTCTAAAACTGTGTTCTATGATTCTGTCAACCACTTCGTCTGCGATTCCTGTCTGCTTCTGAAACTCGTCTGTAATCTGCAACATTCCCTGTGCGATTGCTTCTGTTTCCACTTGTGTCATCTTCCGGTTCCTCCTCTCCGTGTATCAGTTCATAAATCATTTCAAGGACTGCCGGTACAACCTGTCGAAGCAGATACGCACCCATTACCATAGCCGGTAATACCAGATACTCGCTGCCAAATGCCAGCCGTCCTCTATCTCGGTATGCGTACTGTATTGCAAATGGTGTAGCTATCATTCCAAGTGATATTGAAAGCCAATAGTGCATGATGAACCGTTTTGTTTTTTTCAGAAATTGTTTCATTGTGATAACTCCTTTTCGATTTCAGCGGCTCTGTTCAATACCTTTTCGGAGTATTCCGTCTGATATTGTCCTTTGTCCGCTAGGTCTAAAGCTCCTGTACCTGAATCATTGCGTGTTCCTCTGTTATAGGCAGAAACCGCAACTGATGTCTGGTATTGCCCCAGAAGTTCAGCCATATAGTCAATTCCAACTCTGACATTCTGATATGGATTTTTCAGGTCAGTAGCTCCAAGCCTTTCCATTCTGTCTGTATGCCATTCCTGATTTATCTGCATATAGCCTATGTCGCCGCCTTTACCAACTGCGTCATACTTGTAACCGCTCTCAATCTCTATCATGGCAATAATCAGGCTGTAATCTACGCCGTAATCCTTGCAGATAATGTAAGTGTATTCCTGCATTTCCAGTGGGAAATAGCCTCCGTAAAGCTCGTAATCATCTGGTATCTGATACTCTTTGAATCCGGCTATCTGCTCTCCGCTCCAATCAAGCGACATTGTGTCGAATGGGTATGGCAACTTTGAATACTGTTCTGTATGCTCCTGTGTGCTTATTGTCTGTGCCTGTATAGGCTGTGAGCTTTCCACAATTCTTATTACCGTTGGCTTGTCCGTCTGTCGGAAGTTTGCATTTGTGATATTCATAATTATTCCAGAGACCATAAAACCCAGACTGCAAACCACAACTCCCATCTTTACCCTACGCTGTAACCTTAATTTCTTTCTGATATTCACTTTCAGCACTCCTTTCAGGAAGCGGCTGTGTAAATATTCCAAGGTTGATTCCTGCGAAGTTCCTTACTGCCGCTTCAAATTCCTCTTTATTGTTGATTCCATATTCGCTTTTCAGGACTTCTTTCAGCTTTTCCACCATACCTGCTTCATCTGCCTTTCAAAATCTTCTCTCCTGCCAGTTTTAACTCGCTGATTATCTCTGCCAGTCTGTCCAGATGTTCCATTAACTTCTTAAACTCCGTCAATTCATCATCTGACACCTTACCGTCCTCCAAAATGTCAATCATGCTGGTTTTAAGTTCCTGCATATCGTCATCGTTCAGACCTTTCAGAAGCCTAAGTGCGATTCCTTGCAGGTTCTTTTCTTCTGTTGCCAGCGGCATGAATCCATGTATCGGACACTGGTATTTACAGTAGCCGGTAATCAGCTCTGGTGCGTTATAAAGGTCTGCCATAAGGACTACCTTATCCACCGGCACAACCTTTGTATTTCCAAGTTCGTAATCGGCAAGTGTATATGGGGATATTCCCAATAGCTCCGCTGCATTTTCACGACTGAAAAGCCTGTCATTACTCATAGCCGCTCTTTTTCTGGCTTGAAAATACACATTCGTATTCTCTTTCAAGGGTTCCTTTCCCATGTGTTTTCCTCCATAAATGCCTTATAATTTATTCAGAACTTGTTAAGGCTGTCTGCTCGATATTCAGTACATCACTGATGACTTTAACCGCTGGCTCTGAAATCACTCTGCCGTTGATGACTGCGGAAGTATATTCTTTCGTCATCTTAACTGCCTGTGCCAAGTCAGCCACGCCCCAGTCTTTCTGAATCATTGCGATTTTGACAGCCTTACACCAAGGCGATAGTTTTCTTTTCATTTGCCTTACCTCCTTAACCTTATATTTGTGCTTTACTTTTTTAACATTTTCCCTTAAAATCAAAGGGAGCCATTTTGAAAAATTCACTCACAATGGCAAGTTGCAAAGCTCGCTATCTCGCCGGAAATGCTTTAACTTTGTAACTTATATATATAATATAACTCACTAATCGGCGTATGTCAATATAAAAATGCCGATTTATGCGTTATTTTTCAAAGGTGGAATTATATGTTTTGGGATAACTTTAAGAAAATATGCGACGAAAAGGGCTTGAAGCCTACCCCAGTCCTTAAAGAGTGTGGAATAAGTACCGGTAGTATAGGTCGTTGGCAAAAAGGGGCTTCTCCTTATGCTGACGCTGTTTTAACTATCGCAGAATATCTTAATTGCTCTACTGATGTTCTGCTTAGAGGTTCCGAATATATACGGTCTGGAGAAAAGCAGGTAAGCAGTGACGAATTGAAAATGCTGGAGATGTACCGGTATCTGCCGGAGGTTTCACAGGAATTTATCTACGATTCCATAGAAGCGGCATACGAAAAAGAAATTAAACGCAAAGAAGCAAGTTCACAGTCATTAGCATAAATGACCGTCATAAAAAATGAATGGAGGCTTGCCTATGGATTTTACGCCGGTTGCCGGAGATACTGCCGGTAATAACTTAAAATGGGATTCCATGAAGATTGAGGCTGATATGTACTTGAAAACAGGAAACTACTCTCTGCTTCGTGATGTCCGTATGCGTCAGGCTCGCTTTACGGAGCTAGAGGGAAATGAGCGTATCGCCATATCCTATTACTGCATGGCGTTTTATGCGGACCTGAATGGTTTTGAAAATCTTGACCGGCTTATTGCAGCTCGTGACAGTTCTTTTTCTGACTGGAAGTGTACGGCTCATGTTGATGTTGGTATTGTAAATAAAATATTCTACCTCTGCTCCAGATGTTCCGTTTCTGAATCAGAGCTTTTGAATGTGTTTTGCCGCTCCGCTTTCAAGCCGCATACATACCAGTATCACATCTTCACAATCAAAGAGTGTCAGGAACTCTTGCTACTCGCAAAGAACGGACAAATAGGAGAAATCAACAACCGCATACAACACGCTACGGCTCGTTTCCTTGCGGATAATTCCCCTGACAATAAAAATATTGCTGTTTGAGATAAAGCCCCTGCATGGGGCTTTTCGCTTTATATGGAGGTATATATTATGGCGTACAACGCACAAAACAAGACTGGTGCAAGGGTGGCTATCTATGTCAGGGTATCGACATTGCACCAGATAGACAGGGATTCTCTGCCTATGCAGAAGCAAGACCTGCTCGCATACGCAAAACTGATGTTGAATACAGATGATTGTGTCATATTTGAAGATGCCGGATATTCCGGTAAGAATACAGACCGTCCTAAATTTCAGGAAATGATGTCGCAAATGAGGGCTGGTGCCTTTACACATCTGCTTGTCTGGAAGATAGACCGTATCTCTCGTAACCTGCTGGACTTTGCAACCATGTATAATGAGCTGAAAGCCCTCGGCGTTACCTTTGTTTCAAAAAATGAGCAGTTTGACACTTCTACCGCTATGGGCGAAGCAATGCTTAAAATCATTCTGGTATTTGCCGAACTGGAGCGTAACATGACATCAGAGCGTGTCACTGCAACCATGATTTCAAGAGCCAACAATGGGCTTTGGAACGGCGGCAGGATTCCTTATGGCTACGATTACGATTATGAAACGCACGAATTTTCAGTGAATGAGGAAGAATCGAAAGTTGTTATCCTCATGCACGATATGTACGAACAGGAACGCTCACTTGTGCGTGTGGTTCGTGAACTGAACGAAAGAGGCTACCGTTCCAGAGCTGGTAATCTCTGGTCGCCGGTATCGCTCCTGATTATCCTTAGGAATGTGTTTTACTGCGGCGACTACCGCTACAATATGCTTAAAGAGG